TTATTTGTTCATTAATACATTAATCAATCTCTCTTTCTCTTGAAGAAGTTTATCTTTCGCATCGATAACTTCTTTCAAATGCTTTATCTCCCTTAAGGCATCATCAAGTTGATTTTGGCATTCGGCCATAGTTATATTTCCATTATTATCCCGACCTACAACTATATTTGAATTACCCTTTGTACTTTGAAGGGGAACTTCATCAACTAAATAGCCAGCTGGAATTCCAAAATAAGCTGCTATTTTCTGAATGCTACTAACTTTGGCATCCGCACCATTCAAGATATTAGCAATAGTCTGGCTCGTTAATCCTATACTTGAAGCCAATTCAACTTTAGTAACACCATGATTTCGTATCAAAACCTCTAATTTTTGGGCAATAGAATCCATACTTTTGTTAAAATTCAAGTTTAATTGAAAAATTCGTTCAATTTTATTTGGTCTATAATTCAAGTTTAATTTATATTTGCACCATAAAGTTAATGCAAAAGCGCAATAACAGCAAAATAAAGTTGGAATAAAAACAGCAAAATAGATTATTCACTCTAAAAAAGACAAGATATGACACAAAAAGAATTTCAAGACCGAGTTAAGATGCAAGTTTCCGCAGGGGAATATACAGCAATCGAAGTGGTCTATATGAATAGCGACCTCGAAAAAGACGAGTTCTGCAAGATGTGGGCAAAGATGAATGCAAAGCGCATCGCCGCATATCGCAAGGCAGAAAAGGAAAAACAAGAGAAACACGAGCGCATATCGCTTCTCGCTTCCACAAGGGAGTTGCTTAGAGAGCTTGCCTATCGCAATGGTTGGGATGCAAGCCCGAAACAGGTACTTACTCCAAAGGTTATCAAGGCTCTTGACAAAGCAGATATTTACATCACGGAGTACAACTATGTAAAAGGTTGCACCGATTTAAAACCAATCAGTACGCTCATGTACGAAATTAACGAATACATCAACAATCAAGTAGCATAAATTCTTAATCAGCAATGAAACGAAATATCATCAAAGAAGTAAAGTATAAAGGTCATACAATCACAATGTTTGAAGATGATTTCCATCAAGAGTTCACAATCATAGATGGCGATTGCTCAAAACTATATGACAGCATTACAGATGCAAAGAGAGTGATTAGAGGCGAACAACCTTTCTATGAAATAAACTAAGTTTAATCAGCAGGACGAAAGCAATAGTAAAAGTCTGTAACGAATCGCAAACCCCAAATAGATAATCAATCCCGGCCGGGCTTGACCACCTTGCCGGGAACTCAGAAATAATATCAGGTATATGGAAAATCAATTAGAAATTATTAAATCCAATCTCCCTTATGGCTATGAGGGAAGCATTGCAAAAGAAGCAGGATGTTCAAAAGGCACAGTACATAATATCCTTAACAACAAGCCTGCATCTGCCCGTTCAGCTTATAAGGCTAAAGTTCTCACAATAGCAACCAGAATGGCTAAAGAAGCCTTGGAAGCCTCAAAAGGAGTTTCTAAAGCGGCAGCCGAATTAGAAACATTGCAAAATGGAACTACAAGCGAACAATGAATTAACCAAGCGTGAAAATCAGATCGCCGGACTTGCCTTTTGCGGACTCGCAAAGAAAGAAATGGCAGACAGGCTTCACGTGGCTTACGGGACTATCAACGTATTGCTCGACAAAGCATACAAAAAGACCGGAACCAGCAAATTAAATGAACTGGGGTCATGGTGGGCCAATAGAGTATTTACTCTAAACATAGATTTTCAACAGCTACAAAAGACGATTATAGCTCTTTGCTTCTTGGGAATAACAATATTCCAATTTTCAGTAGATAATCATCACGATTATTACTACCGAACAAGAAGAGGAAGAACGCAAAGATACAAGACCGAAGAAATATCTCAACCTAATTATAAACAGGCAGCATAGCATAGAGTTGCAATGTGTTTCAGATAGTGAAGAAAGCTCGTAACCAATAATTAACCAACCAAAGAAACAGCTAAAATGGGAGAAAGATATTTAGAAAGAATTGTAGCAAGCGGCATAAAAATCGGAACGATTCAGACGCTTAAAGCATTAGGGCTACTGCCGGAGGTGGTAACAATCTCCCAAGCAGAAAAGATATACGGACGTCGTCTCATTACAGAATGGCGTAGTAAGGAATGGATAAAGTTTTATCCTGCAAAGAACAAGGAACGCGGCAAGTATTATGTGAAAATGTCCGAACTGGAAACAGCAAGTGCCATGATGGATATTCATAACAAAGTACCGGCCAACATAATCAAAGTATTAATGCAAGTACCATGACTGCAAAAGATATACAAATAGGGCAGAACATTTCAGCCGGATTCTTTTTCCGGTGCGGACATTATGGGGATGATGTGGACTACGCCATTATTACCGGAGTGGTTATACGCAAATTGGAATGCTATAATCAGGTGCTTGTTGATGTCGATTTAGAACAATCGTTTAATAGTCCCGGCAAATCAGTCTGGGTACGGTTAGACAAAGCAGATTTTAATATTAACAACTAAAATTCTCATTATGAGCAGTATTATTCAAGTTAAGATGGAAGAGCTAAATGCGCTTCCAGCAACGAAAATTGTCGAAAATGAAGGTGTACAAGCAAAGTTTATTCAAATGTACAATGCAATTTGGGGTACGGATAAGGGTGAGCAGATGTACCACAAAGAAGTATTCAATTTTCAAAAATTACTTCGAGATAACCCCGATGTATCCACTTCAAGCAAAATGTCCCTTTATGGCTGTTTCCTTGATATCGCAGTCAATGGGCTGACATTGGACCAGACAGGACATCCGCTCTGCTATATCCTGAGTCGCAACTGCAAAACAGGGTACAAAAACGAACATGGGAACGATGTTTACGAAAAACGTGCATACGTTTCGGTTACCGGCTATGGTGAACTTACCATGCGTATGCGTGCCGGCCAAATTAAATATGCTGACAACCCCGTCGTCGTTTATGAGGGAGACCATTTCAAGGCATCTTTAGTCAATGGAGTAAAAAACATCGAGTATGAAGCACAATGCCCCCGCACATCAACCAAGGTTATTGCAGCATTCATACGCATTGTACGCAATGATAATTCAGTGGATTATCAATGGCTTATGCAAGGGGATATTGAACGTTTGAAGCATTATAGCGAAAAAGCAAACTCCAAATGGAATGAGCAGACTAGACGGAGAGAACTTGGTAACGCCAATGCTTTATACACTTCCAACAATGGCGGTATTGACCCCGGTTTCCTTGAAAACAAAATGATTAAACACGCCTTCGACGCATACCCTAAAGTACGTACCGGGAAATATACCATTATGGCAACCGACCAGGAGGAAGAAGAAATCATCGATTATGGAATTGTGGAAGATGCCAATATTGCACAGGAAGACCCAAACATTCCTTTCGGTGAAGAAAAACAGCTCACCGCACCGGAACCGGTATCTGTAAATGTCAGCAAAGCAGATGAAGAAGAAGGATTCTAATCATTAATACTTAAAGCTATGTCAACAGAATTAATAAAAGTAGAAGAGTTTACCTCTTTAATGAAAAGTGCCCCTGACGCCTTAGGCAAGAACCAAAAATCAATAGCCAACTGTAATTCAGCGGGACAGGCAATCTTAGATACGATTCAAGGAGAAGGCATGACTGATGAACTGGATGCCAAAGCTGCGGAGTATCTGAAGAAAGTTAATGTTACAATTACCAACATGAAGAACCGTCGTGCGCCTGTTACCCAACTATTCGACCGTATCCGATCCATTTTCACGACAGATGAAAAAGCTATTGACCCAAAAGACAAATCAACAATTCCAGGCAAAATAGCTGCAGAACGTGACAAATATGCAGCACTGAAGCGTGAAGAAGAAAGAAGGAAGCAGCAGGAAATGCAACGACAAGCCAATATTGAAAAGGAAAAAGGAACGTATCGGCTTGCTATTGAACAGGCTATCAATACACACATGAGTTCCTATTTTGCCGAACAACAGAAGAATCTGAGCCATATTTGGGAAAGCATTACACTGGCTACATTTGAACTGAAAGAAAAGAGTATTAGAGGTTGGTCAACTCTGTACCCTCGTGAGCACTTCGACACTTTCAATCAAGACATCACAACTTATTATCTGGACGCACAAACCAAAGCGAATATCAAGGCTGAAATTCTAAGCAATAAATATTCCGCTTTCTCTCAACAGTATAAGTTTGACATGGAGGATTTACGTCAGTCATTTATCGACCGTCTTTCCTCCAAAAAGCAAGAACTTATTGAGGAAGAAGAATTACGCAAGAAAGATGCTGAAGCTGCTGCCAAAGCGGAAACCGAAAGGAAACAACGGGAAGAAGAGGAGCGAAAACAACGTGAACTTGAAATACAGCAAAAAGAACATGAGCAGCAGCAAAAAGCGGAGTCTTCTATACAATCCGCACAAATGAATAGTCTGTTTGCAACGGCTGCCGCTTCTGTTACAACAAGAACCAGCAAAGCCAAAGTAACTGAAAGGATTAAAATACTACACCCTGCCGGCTTCTTGGAAATATATCAGATGTGGTGGATAAATGAAGGTCAGAATCTGACAATAGAAGAACTTGAAAAAATCCACAAAAAGATGATTTCTTTCTGCGAAAAGAAAGCCAACAGCGATGATGAAATGAAAATCAAATCAAAATATATCCGATACGAAGAAGAAGTTAAAGCAGGAAAGTAATGGCAAATCCGGATTCATATTACTTGCGTACAGAAGTCAGCAACTCCGATCTGACAGAACTCAAAAACTATCTTTATCCCCGTACCCAGTATGGGGATAAAGAAAAAGCCTTCAAGTTCGGGACATTGGTAGATGCACTTATTACCGAAAACGAACGGGTACATTATAGTAAGCGCATGGTGGATGATGTAACCTATTCACGGGAAGATTTCGAGTTAGGTCTTGCCATGAGAGAAGCTTTAAGAAAAGAGGCAAGAAAAGACGAGTTTCTTAGAGCCGTTCTTTCCAACTCCGATACCCAGAAATTCATGGTAAACAAATCCCAGCGATTTCTCTACGGAAACTTCGAGTACACTCTTGATACCCGGTGTAAATGGGATTGGTGGCTACCGAGTTTTGGATTTGGTGGAGATTTAAAGACCACTTTTGCAGAATCACAAAACCAGTTCAATGAAGCTATAGATTTTTTTGATTGGGACCGTTCCAGAGCATGGTATATGGATATAGCAGGAAGCCAACAGGACTTTATCTATGCCATCAGCAAGAAGAACCTGAAAATATTCAAAGCATTCATTAGACGAGACGATGATACCTATAAACGTGGAAAAGAGAAATATGATGAATTGGCTTTTAAATGGTGGATGCTCTTTTCTTGATATATTTTAATCGAAAACGATATGAACATACTTATCACACCCAAAGAACAAATCTGCAAGGAACTTACAGATATTGACTCATTCCTCAATATAACAATGAGCGAAAATGCAGAAGAAGCCGTATTGCGCGGAAATGACTTGGCTGTATATGTCGCCCGTTCAGGCAAGTTATTAGCTGATGCTAAATATTGGCTTAACGAAGCCATGAATTCCGAAACAATGAAAACTCTTGCCGAAACAGCAAAAAATGCTAAGGCTACAGCTACGGCAATCAACGCTTTGGTAAACTCCCTTTGCAGGGAAGAACGATATTTGGTCGATTGGTGTGAACGGTGCAATCGAACCGCAACACATCAGTTGTCATGGTGCGTAACAGTAATAAGCAAAGCCAAAGAAGAAATGAAAATGGCTGGTATGTACAATAATAACAACAGACAAAAATGATAAACGACCAAGAAGCACCCAAATACTTGCTTTGGCTTCTTATAGCCATTATCCTAATGGGATTAGACGAAAACATTACCGGATTCCCATTCATCATGGGAGCCGGTATAATCATATATCTATTTATTAACATGCTTATTCTTACATCAAAGGATGAGCCTAAAAAAGAGAACAATGGAAACTGCAAAAATTGACATTAAGCAGGCTGTCATTAAGAAAGACAGATTAAATGTTGTGTACAACGAGCGATTCACAGAAGCCAACTACACAAACAAGGTTACCAAGAATTGCGACCAAATCGTACATTCCGAACTGAAGGAGATTTTTAACCACTTGAAACTGCATCTTGTGGTATTATGCGAGCAACCCGAAGCGGAGAAAATCTACAAGTCAAGTTTTACATCACCGGGCTTTGATGAAACTCTGAATAACTACTTTATTACCGGATATGCCAATGATAGCAACGATGGAATACCAGGCATAACCATCATGGGAGGCAAATTACTACAATCCGGTAAAATTGTGGATTTGAAAATCTTTACTCCATTCGGAGACGAAGAATATAAATTTTCAGAAGAACTGCAAATAGACGCAGCAGCTTGCGATGCGGAAGTGGAAGCATATCTCTTTGAAGAGAAATGGGGTATTAAACAAGAGCGGTTAGACTTTGATAGCGATATCCCTGATGAAGCTGTTACCGATACAGAGGAACTTCCTGCAGAAGAAGAAAAGCCTAAAAGAAAAGGCAGAAAGACCAAAACTATAACTCCTGCCGCTTAATCAAATTCGGGGCTGATTTTTGTCAGCCCCATAAAACTCTAAATTACAAGTCATGATTATAGAATTAAAAGGAAACGTTTTTGAAGTTACTTTCAAGTACAAGCCCACTATTGTTGACAGAATACGTCAAATCACAGGCAAGAGATATGACGGAAGCAGAAAGAAATGGCTTATTCCTGTTTCCAGTCGTGTCGAACTTGAAAAAATGGTCTATCAAATCAGACCATTTGAAAATATCCAATGGGTTACAGGACAACAGAAACAAGAAGAAGAGGAAGAAGTTGCGTACAATATACCGGAACTGCCGGAGCTTGATATTCCCCACTTACTCAAAGTAAACCCATATCCCTATCAATTAAAAGGAATTGCAAGAGGATTACAGCTCAAACGATTCATGAATTGCGACGAGCCGGGCCTTGGAAAGACACTGCAAAGCATTGCAACTATTAATCTTGGGAATGCCTTTCCTTGTTTGGTTATTTGTCCTTCTGCCTTAAAGGTTAATTGGGAAAGAGAATGGCATAAGTTCACAGATAAAAAGGCAATGGTACTGACGGACAAAGTACGAGATACATGGACTTTCTTTTATCAGACTGGCATGTATCAGGTATTCATCGTTAATTATGAATCGCTTAAAAAATACTTTGTACAACGTATCAAAAAAGAATCTGGTTGGACTTTAAGAGATGTGGAATTCAGAAACAGCATCCAACTTTTCAAATCTGTAATCATTGATGAAAGCCACCGTTGCAAATCATCATCCACTCAGCAGGCTAAATTCTGTAAAGGTATATGTAATGGTAAGGAATGGGTCATTGAACTTACCGGAACTCCGGTTGTCAATAAGCCTAAAGATTTAATTCCGCAGTTATCTATCCTTTCCAGAATGGAAGATTTTGGAGGATATAAGACATTCGTCAATAGATATTGTTCCGGTCAGAATGAAGCATCAAATCTGAAAGAACTTAACTATATGCTATGGACTAAATGTATGTTCCGGCGTGAAAAGTCATTGGTGCTGACAGACCTTCCCGATAAAATACGACAAGTAAATACTTGTGAGATAACTAACCGCAAGGAGTATATCGACGCAGAGCGTGATCTTATCATGTACCTACAAAAATACAAAGAAGCGGATGATGAAAAGATAGAGAAAGCATTACGAGGTGAAGTCATGGTACGTATTAATATCCTCCGCCAAATATCAGCCAGAGGGAAAGTACGTGATGTAATTGAGTTCGTAAAAGACTTTCGTGAGAATGGAAAGAAAATCATCCTCTTTTGCTCACTTCACGAAGTGGTAGATCAACTGAAAAGCTATTTTCCTACGGCTGTATCTGTAACTGGAAGGGACTCACAAGATGAGAAACAAAGAGCAGTGGATTCTTTTCAAAACAATCCCAAAACAGATATTATCATCTGTTCCATTAAAGCTGCAGGAGTCGGACTTACCCTAACAGCATCAAGCAATGTTGCCTTTGTTGAATTCCCCTGGACTTATGCCGATTGTTGCCAATGCGAAGACCGTGCGCATCGTATAGGGCAAAAGGATTCTGTAACCTGTTACTATTTCCTCGGCCGACGTACCATTGACGAGAAAGTTTACCGTATTATTCAAAATAAGAAAGCCATTGCCAAGGATGTTACTGGTTCCACGGAAGATATAGAAGAGAATATCGTTGATATGGTAGCTAATATTTTCAGCACAGATTATGATGATGAAGGTTTCTAAAATAACACCACAACAAAAAATAGACCGGCTGAAAAAAGTCGGCTATCAGGTTCAAGAAAAAGGTAATAAAATCCGTGCCGCTAAGGGTTCTTTGATAATCAATGGCACTATAAACCAAGTACACAAAGAAGTTTTTAACCGATAATTATATTGATATGAATACGTATAGCAAATATGTACCCAATGTTTTTCTCGCAAAATGCAGTGAAAAACACGAAAAAGGAGAAGTTATTGAAGTTACAACCAAATATGGCAAAGAGAATGAATGTATTGTATTCAATCTCATCTATGAACGTGAAGGCTTTTATTATTACTCCATCGTCAGAGCTGACGGATTTAATGTGCAGGAATGGGCCAAGCAAAGAGCCGAGCGCCGCCATGGTTGGGCCCAGTCTGCCGGACAAAAAAGTAACGAATATTTCAACCGCTCGAACAAAGACAAAGATTTTCTTTCTCTTGGAGAGCCAATCAAAGTCGGACATCATAGCGAGAAACGGCATCGAAAAGCGATTGATGATGCTTGGAACAATATGGGAAAAAGTGTTGAATTTAGCGACAAGGCTGCCGAACACGAAAGAATTGCCAAATATTGGGAAGAAAAGGCAAACACTATCAATCTTTCTATGCCGGAAAGTATCGATTTCTACGAACACAAGTTAGAGAAAGCGAAAGAATATCATGAGGGTGTTAAGTCTGGCAAATATCCACGTGAACACGCTTATACTCTCACTTATGCCAAGAAAGCTGTTAATGAAGCACAAAAGAATTACGAATTAGCTAAAAAACTATGGGGAGATTATCTGACGAATGGTGTTGTATGAACTGCGCCCGATTGAACGAATGTTTGATGAATGAACCAGATTTAAACTTACTTGACTATTGCGTGGCATACAAAGACTTAGAAAATAAAGAAGATTAATTAAAAACGGGACAGTTATGAAACAGACAGTAGAAGAAGCAGCCGCACTCATTGGAGTGAAAGTACATATAATAAAGATGCAGAGCTTGCCTATGATGAAAGAGACAGTATAGCTATCAAGGCATTGGCAAAAGCGATTGCATTACGGGCTTTTAAGAAAGGTGCAGAATGGCAGTCAAGGCAATCCCCGTGGATAAGCGTTGAGGAACGTTTGCCGGAGCCTGACAAGGAAGTTCTTCTTTATGATAAGAACTCCATCCGGCATTATGTCATAGGATGGCTGCGGAGAGATAAAGGATATAACAAAGGCATGTGGGCACTCTCCAATGGTTGGGTTGAAGATAAGGATATAACCCACTGGATGCCCATCCCCTCTTTCGATGAGATACTCGAAGCCAACAAGGATGTACTTGAACGAATTAAAGAGAAAGGAGATTGATTATGGAACAAGAAAGAAAAATCGGAGAGGTATTTGAATATAATGGAGAAAAAATTATCGTGAAAAAAGATAGCAATTTTATATATGGATGTGATAGATGCGTCTTTAATGGTAAACCGGAATGCGGTGATTATTATTGCTTGTATTTTGAAAGACAAGATAAACAAGATGTGCACTTTGAAAAAGTGGAGGATTGATTGAAAGAGGAGCTTATAAAGAAAAAACTGCTCGCAGAATTTCGGGAATGGTTCTGTGAAGGTTACTGCCAATTCTACGGAATGGACGACTACTGTCGATATTGCCCAGTCAAGGATGAAAGCTGCTGGTTAAGAGAAGTTGAAAAGCCTGCCGGGAAAAAGGGGAAACGGAAACCCATCCGTTTCTGTGATACATGCAGAAACTTTAAATCGGATGAAAGAGAATTGAATGATGATGAAATAGATAGAGCTGTTGAGGAGTCGGCCAAACGGCATTATAGTGACCTTTGTGCGTTAAACCATTCTCTTAGATTTAAAATGCCCAACGAATATAACGATGATAATTGGGGATTTTATTGCAAAGAGTGTAAGGATTACGAAGAAATATAATTGATAATGAAGCGTGAAATAAAAAAGTTCATATAGCATGAAGATAATTGTTAGTTTTTCCGGTGGTAAGGATTCGCAAGCCTGTTTAATCCAGGCTGCCAATAAATATGGAGTCGATAAAATAGAAGCCGTATTTTGTGATACAGGTTGGGAGCATCCCGATACTTATCAACATATTAGTAACGTGTGCAAACAACTTGATGTCAGATTAATAATTTTGAGAAGTAAGAAATACACTGATTTTGTGGATATGTCTATCAAACGTTCCCGATTCCCGTCTTCCCAAAGAAGGTTTTGCACCTCTGAATTAAAAATAAAGCCGATGATTGATTATATTCTCTCACTAACTGAACCTTGCTTGATAATTCAAGGTATTCGAGCAAAAGAAAGCGAAGAACGCGCCAAACTTCCTTATGAGTGCAACTACTTCGGAGAATATTTCGAACGTGTGAAAAAGAATCGTAAAGGAAAGGTTGTTGAGGTATGGAAGCAAGATTATCGTAGAAAAGATGTGCTTAAATGGTGCGAACATTATGATGCCAGTGTTTCCCGCCCAATCTTCCAATGGTCAGCACAAGAAGTTATAGACCAGATCCTTTCTGCTGGACAAAATCCAAATCCTTTATATTATCGTGGATTTTCCCGAGTTGGTTGCTATCCCTGTATTATGTGCAGGAAGCAAGAGGCAAAGCTAATTTCGCAAGAAGAGTTTGGACGAAGTCGCTTGATAGATGCCGAACAACGAATGAAAGAAGAAACCCCAAAGGGTTCGTCTTTCTTCTCACCGGGTTACATTCCTGATCGTTTCTGTAAAAATAAGACTTATCCAACAGTAGAAGAAGTTTTCGAGTATGTAAACCGGAAAGATGCCGGCATGGATGATATGTTTGAACCTGAAGGTGGATATAGCTGTATGAGCCTTTATCATGGGCTTTGTGAATAGAGATTTAATTGTCATCAATTACAAAATCACAAAAGAATTTATGAGTGGAATGGAAAAACAAATTATCAGATTGTCAAAAGCAGTATTAAGCAGAGATTTTAGACAGAAAAAGAGTATCTTTTGTTCAATGGTATTACGGCTAATGGATACCGAAGAATACGCAAACGATTACTGCAATGCGCTTAACCTTGTTCTTGAGTTATTTCCAGAAGTTGATAGGAGAAAATTAGAAAAAGAATTGAATAAATACATTTGATTAATCAGAACGAATGACGAAAATGACTAAAGAAAAATGTATTGTATGCGGAAAAGAAACTGTATCAGTCATTAAGACTGATGCAGGCTATATCTGCTACAACTGCTATGCTGAGCAAAAGAATCCATCCAAAAGAAAAAGGAAGAAAAACAACGAGGAAGAACGTATGCAATGCAAGTTCTTTGAAGAAGTGGAAAAGATATTCCCAAAGTTACCCAATAAGCTTCTCTTCGCTGTTCCGAATGGTGGAAGCCGCCATATAAGGGAAGCCGCTAATCTCAAACGGCAAGGTGTAACTTCCGGCGTATCCGATGTTATCCTACTAATCCCAAAGAAAGGCTACGCTTCGCTATGTATAGAGTTTAAGACAAAGAAAGGCATCCAATCGGAAGAACAAAAAGAATTTCAGAGGCAAGCGGAAAACTGCCGAAATAAGTATGTTATTGCCCGCAGTGTCAAACAAGGCATTGACGCACTAAAGGAGTATCTGCTATAAAGATGAGGGGGTCGCTATTCACGAGACCCCCTCACTGCTATTTTGAGACTTTTATAAATTCATTGTAATCAATCTTTGTGTTGGGATTAAAATTAACCAATTCCAGTTTATACCCCTTTGTACCCCAACTCCACCACAAGAATTTTCGTTTTGGTATTCGATGAACAATAGCCGCCAGACTATCACGAATATTATAATAAACCGTAGAATCCTTGAAGCAAGCTATCACATGAGACCATTTGCTATTAACCTCTAAACAATCCGGCCTGTCCGGAAGTGGATGCCAACGGTCTGCATAGATTGTTTCTGTTGAATGAATCCCGGTTTTAACCAAAGCCTCAAGATGCTTGTTTTTAATGCCGAGTTCTTTTATTGTTTGAGCATCATCGGCACGATACTCTTTCAGCTCATCAATAGTCAAGTTCAATGCCGACACAGAAACTGCATTTAAACTATCCCGAATTTTATAGGACTTTATGTCTTTCATTAAGATTGCAATATTACCGGATTGACGCTCACATTCCTTTTGCAGCTTCCGATTAGATTTAATCAAGCCAATAGTAACAGATACCAATGCTACTAAACCTATAAACAACCATTTTTTCATATAATCTTAGACCTTAAGATAATTAGCTATTCCAATGGCATGAGCCTTTACAATTCGCGCTTTCCCATCAGCAGAAAGTAAGAATTCAACATCTTCCTTATTATCCTGAAAAAAGTTTTCGGTAAGAACTGCCGGACATTTCGTTTTCTGCAAGATGTAGAAGTTTTCTTCCCAGTCAGGGTCTTTATCCGACCAATCGCTGCGTATTTTTATCCCGGCCGGAAAGCATTCAGCAGCCGATGCGTACAGACATGATGCCAATACATCGGCTTTTGTACTTCCCTTGCTCGTGTAAGCAGACCAGCCTCTTGCTTGCATCCAATCTATTCCAGAACCTGCAGCATTACAATGAATGGAAATCAAGATTACATTAGATGTACCCAATCTGCCACAAATCTCATTCACACGCCGGCATCGCTCTGATAGTGGAACATCTATTGTCTCCTTTACAACCCTTTCAGCATCAATACCCATTTTGCCTAATTCCAGAACAAGCATATCTGCGATTTCACGAGTCCAAGCATATTCCCGCAATTTTCCATCAGGAGAGCGCTTGCCCTTTGTATTCTCACCGTGGCCGTTATCAATTAGTACTTTCATTTTCTTTCAACTTTAGTTTTAATCTGTTCAATTAAATCTTCTGCATCCTTACTGCTAATACATTTTACTATCTTTTGTGCCATATCAGCTACATCGGCAGCATGAGACTTCTTTTTGCGGCTATTTTCCAATACCGAGCGACCTTCTATGCAGATAATACCCATTGTTATCAAAATCATACAATAAGGAGCTACATACCAAGAAATGAACAGTCCTAAGACATCGACCATTGTACCGAATATCAATACACGGAAATAATCAACCACTTTAGCTACAGTTCTCCTTAACCCCTTACTATCAATTTTTTCTTTATTTACTCTTGCCGCATCAATGCCACTCCACATATCCACGAATGAAGAAACGACAATAAAGATACAGCATGTAAACAATACGATTGCATACAAGCGTAAGTCTGCAAACTTTATCCCGCCTATCTGTTCAATCACTTCGACCATTAGAATACAGTATTAATTATCCATGAAAAAACATAAGCAACACCAATAACAAGGTCTGCTAAATAAGCGCCACGTAAAGTTGCCTTAACATCTTTCTCATCAGGAATATCATCCTGTGCTTCTTTCCATTTTGCTACAATGTAAGCGCATCCTGTACCAATAGCAGCACCAATCAATACCGGAACAAACTTATTCCCAAACAAGAATACAGCAACCAACACACAAATAGCCACAATCAAGAGACCAACCAAGCCGTGAATAATTTTATCCCAGCCATACTTTTCTACCAAATCATTACTTGCTTTCATAAACTCTTTTTTCCTAAAATATAAGCCAAGAGAGAAATTGAAGCATAAAAAAAGCAGCCGGAATTCGACTGCTTTAACTTTTAATGATTATCTTTGCAACATCTCACTTACAAACGCAAATTGCTACTAGAACAGCAGAGGGTATATGCCCCCGGTTACGTTCTAGTAGCGTCGTGCGTTAATATGTAGGTGAGATGACAATTAACAGGCCGGGGGCTTTTTTCTTTCCTTCCCCCAAAAAGGAATATTCACATACTATTCAACTTGATATTTATTCAGACTGAACGTATCTTTCTTTTTCCAACCGTCAGCAAGCGTTTTTTGGATATGCAACATGACTTTTGTATAGAAGTCTGTCAATTCCTCCAATGCCGAAAACTTCCGATAAACGGGCGTTTCATCCGTACCAAACTTGAATACAACCGGAAGGGTTGCACCATTTGTCTGTACGGCCAAATCGTATGCAGCTTTGTAGTTGAACTGATTTTCTCTTGAAAGCCATACCTGCACACCCTCGTATGAAAATCCTTTCAAAATAGTTTCGTCCACCTTCTGGTTATACCAATCCATAATCAAAGCCTTAACTACTTCATCTGACGGTCTGCCATTCAGGAACTCCGCTTCCATATAGTCGGCGGAACCGTCTTCATGTTCTTGGATATCCCAACGGACACGCCATTTATTCTTTGCCGGACTGACACATTCTATCAGTTTCACATCGGCTGTACCTTCTACTCTTTTCATCTTAACTGAATACATACTTGGTTCTACCTTTCCCGAAAGTTTCCGTCTTGATGGTGGTCTCAAACGGAAAACCGTCAGGGATTTCTTCAATCTGTTTGAGGATATTTTTCATTTCCTCACTGTTGGTAAAGAACTTTTTGGGTTCGCCGTTCTGCTCTATGGCCACAATACAACGGTCCTCGCCTTGTTCAGTCTTTATTCCCATCTCAAAATCCTTGACTATGATAGGAAGGTTTACCAACTCACGGATACTTACCACCGTACCCGAAAATCGCTTCTTACCGTCTTCCGGCTTGTAAGCGACATTTAAATCTTTAAATGATTTCATTTTTTTGCCTGTTAATTTATAATACAACTTATTACAATCAGCGTGTTTCGTCATGCCGTAGAAACTGGCAATCAGTTCCCGCCTCCTTTTTCTACTTTTTACCTCGTGCATCTTCCGAGCAAACTTCTGTTTGATACGTTTTCTCAATCCTACATAGTTAGGGCGAATAACATAGCCAAGAAAATCAATACCTTCCTCTACCGGAAATACCCGTTCATTAGGCTTGATTTCCAAATCTATTTTCTTCATTTGCTCATGAATAACATCACGAATCTTCCACAATTCCGCTTTCGTTTTACCGAGCACGACACCGTCATCACAATAGCGGTAGTAATAACGGATACCGTACTTATCTTTCAAAAAATGATCTAAATAAACAGACAGGAGCAAGTTTCCCGCCCCCTGCGAACTGCGCAGTCCGAAACTGATACCTTCCGGCAGCAGCTTAACAAACCGTTCCAGTAAAACCAATAGCCTTTCGTCCTTGAACACCCTGCGGAAGCACCACATCACAAAATCCTGCCGCACGTTATCATAGAACCTGCAGATGTCGAACTTGTAAGCATATAACGTGCCTTCCGGGTCTTTTTGCAGATCGGTACGTATGCGATTCATCAGGTCATGTGTGCCACGCCTTTTGATACTTGCTCCCGTTGTCCGAATATAGCGTTTCTGCAAATGACGGTCTACAACATTCATTACAGCAAACACAGCAATACGGTCTTTCATAGAAAGTATCTGTAAAGTACGTTTCTTACCGTACTCCTCAATCTCTCTTTCATGGTAACCGCCAAGCTGGAATGAACCATCCGCAATAGCAGTCGTAAGTTCAATGATGATTTCCTCCCTATGAGCGAGTAAATATCGTCCTTGCTTTGACCTTTTACGATTTGTACCACGCAGTACTGTATCGAATGCCTCCGACATATTGGAGTATTCGATGATTTCCTCGATGATATATCCTTCCCTGCGCATACAAATTCAGCTATTGGTTAATAAACATGGAAGATAGGGGCCTTCCTTTCCCCGGGTCTGACTTCTTCGAACTGATAACAGCCTACCAAACTCCACCCGACGCGTGATTTTTCAGCTTTCCACCTTTAAAGGTGCTATTGCTGCGGCTTGTTTCCCTCGGCTCCGCCTTGGGGACACGTCCCCGTGCTGTACGCCGATTTATTAGATTTCCAGACGGGAACCGACATTCGTATTCGAATTCGACGCATCGTTATTCGTATTCGCATTCGATACACCACCATTCGCATTCGCATTGTTGTACCCACGATAAACCACACGGCTTATAGGAAACTCCACCTTTTTAATTACAAAGGTATTACTTTTCATCTGAAAACTGTTTTAAATAATATTTTCGACGGGCTTACGCCCGTTTTTATTTTGCATCACTTCACATAAGCGAGAACGAAGCCGCTTTTCGCTTTGTCGCTTCGCTCCCGCTTTCGATTAAGCTATTTCGGACAACGCCTTATATGCTTCCACGCTTTCCGCCTTGACGAGCCGACCGCGGAAGGCCAGACGGGAACCGACAACCGTAAACGAATACGACGCATCGTTATACGTATACGCATACGATACACCACCATGCGCATACGCATGGCTGTACCCACGATAAACCACACGGCTGGTTGCAGTAGATACATGATACTTATCGCAATAATGGGTACTGGACGAACCGTTAGCTGTTCCTACCGGTACGATATCCATGTATTTACCATGGGCAACACCTGTTATCCACTGGTCACTTGATGTCTTACCTTTCACCATACGAGTAGTACCGTCAGGCATCCAAATACGCCATTTCCCCTGATTACCGCTATCATTCGGCAAGTCCACACCGTCCATCATATCGTACTTGTTCCCGTAGATATCCTCGTAACCGATACAGCATGTATTGTTTACTTGAGTAACCATAGGCGCACCGTACTCATCTTGACTCATATACCACGCATATTGGTGAACAAGACCGTCGATAAGCGAATTTGTTACTTTGTTATTTATGGCGTAGGCTGCATCATAACCGATTGTATCCTGCATACCATAACCGGCTGTACCACCAGTTATACGAGCAGAAGTATGCTGCCCCGCACCGCATTGTTCCTGGCAATCCCTGCGCCCATATCTTGCATAGAACAAATTAGCAATACGTGAGTGCATCAAAGCATCTATCTGTTGCATTCCTCTTTGCTGACTGTAGTAATGAAAATCAGACCATGTCATAGCAGCAGCCGTAGAGCCTCCAGTAATACAAGCACGCAACTTACTACCAACAACCGAACTGCCAACAACAGCACACAGATGCTCATCGTTAGCGACCCAATCAGGCTCCATGTCCTCTATCTTGTCGGAGTTTGAAAGGACCACCTTGTCAAACTCTGCCGTATTCAAAATAGAAAAATGCAAAGCAACAGCGTTACTTGGAATCTCGGTAATCAGATACATACCCGCTTCAAAATTCAAGCCAATAGTAGGAACAACTATAGTTTTCACCACATTTCCGGAAGCATCAACAAATACACTACCAACAAGGTTAGTACCGGGAACACTTGGAAAACGGACACGCTTATATCCGGCAACATCAACCTTACAAACAGAATAAGTCTTATCACTACTATAAGAATCCTTTAATGTTGGTTTGCCGCTCAAGATTTTACGTTCAGCTAAGAAACCGCCTTGTGTACCTTTTATATCATCCAATGTCAATACTGTAGCTGCAGGAATCGGCGGCATATTATCCAGCCCATTTGAACTGTAGCAGCTATAATGCCTGTTATTCAGATAATCATTTATCCCTTTGCTCCAGAAGAAAGGCTCATACATCATCCATTCACCCTCATTACCATTCAGCTTAGCAACCGTACAATCATTAATATTTTTAGCATCAGCATAAAAGTTAGAACTGCTTTCATGTAGCGGATAATAAGTCATTTCACCATCGGGATTATTAACTTCCACTTCTTGGCCGGCAATAATCTCCTTACGACTGGTAGGCATCTTTGTAACTTTGGCAAGTACACGGAATCGATTCTTAAAAATAGCTGCTACATGGGCACTCATTACGTATGTATTGCCATATTTATAACCAGTCTTATTGTCAAGATTTGATATGTTAGCATCATCGGATACGCTATTATCAAACTCTATGACACTATAAGAAGGCTGGATAATATTCAATTCAGGATATTTCTCACGATATTTTTCCGCTTCCTCATCCTCCATGTACTTCATTAGCCGTATTGTGCCACGAAGTCCGGAATGGCGGTTATCAATCGCCCCTGTAGAGGTGTACGTACCATATTCGTAATATTTTTCAAGCAATGAGCCATCATCTTCACGGTCTATGTCAATACTGAAACGTTCCAGTTTTCCCGTACCTGCTTTTTTGGCCGCATGAAGTTTTTCGAGCAAAGAAAAACCATCGATACCGGGACAACCCACAAAGCGATACCCCGTAATATTATTGATACCTTCCAAAACGAGTCCGCTTTCGGGAAGTTTTGTCAAATACTCCAGGAATAATTCTTCCAATGTATTCGGCAAACATAACCGTACAATCGGTGCACCCGTAGCAAGACGCAGGCGAGTTATTCCTGTTCCTTGTACATCCAGACTTTTTAATCGAGCCTGCCAACTCAAATCTAAAGTGGTAACATTGCCGTTGTCGCCATTACGGGCCAGCAGGTTATTGCGCATATTAAGTTCTTCCAGTAGCAATAAAGCGTTTGTGGAAGACATAAACGAACCATTACGATAACCACCCGGCTTTTCTACGCTCATGTCAAGCTTAACCAATGAAGTGAACAGACCGAAGTTAAAGCCAATAGCAAAGGCATCCTCATGCCATACCAATTCCTTAATTTTGGCCGCACCGATAATCTTCAGCGGGTCATTCTCCCCGAACATTCCTTTTAACTGCAATGTATGAAGTGTATCGGCTTCCACCACACCGCTATCAGCCTGAACACCATTTGATGTTGATAGTTGCACACGATAGGGAATGGTTAAAGCAAACTGCATGGGCTTCAATATATAACCGGCATCCAACGATGCAGTGGATTGGTAAAACTGTGCTCCAAGAGTGGAAACATAACCATACTCCACTTGCTTAAGGTCATATCTTCTTTTTATAAAATACCCTCTATGAGCCTTCAATGACCCTTTCAAACCATAAATCTGAGGATAGGTCTGTTTCGCTCCGTCAGAACCCACCGGCATTTCATTCAAAAACGGATAGATATATTTGAAAATACCCGATTTGTTATACAACCTTGAACACCACTTTTTCATCTGCTCCGTATCAAAATGGTCTAAAGCCTTTTGAATGCTGAAAGCTGACATAAACGAAGTACCGCCATTATAGCCGTTAACCATTATTTCAGTCATCATTTCAGAGAAATTCGCAAGTATCAGATTCCATAACCAAGAGTTATGCCCCTGCATCACATACGCCCCATCACGTTTGGTCTGGCGGTTATCATCGTACCTTCCTGTAAGGAACGACTTGTTATCACTTCCGAGCTGGCAGTCACCGTCATAGTAAGTGGTGTACCATATCACACCGTCCCATGTCCTTATCAACATATTCTTCGCCAACTGGTCCACACCAAGATTAAAATCCACGTACAGATAGTAAGCTATCAGATATGGCAGGTTGAAATACTTGTGCGCTTCTTTCTTGAAAGTGCCACTCGTCCACTTGGCTTTAGGAAATTTACCATTTGCATCCTCATAATCCACGCTTTCAAACAAATGTGTTTCCTTGTTATATGTGAGATTCTTTCCTGCTTCTGTTTCCTTCATACAACGATAAACGAAGCCCATCATACGATCGACAGCCTTGTACATCTTGTCGTACTTGTCGCCGGTGCCGAGGTGGTCTTTCAAATTGGGTTCTTCGGCCTCATCACCTCCTCCATCCGACCAAAAAGTGTCTTTCGGGTGGTTAAACTCCAGTCCTCCATCGAAGTTGTTATCCATAAAGTCTGCATGGTCGGCTTCCGTACTCGGCAGCCACTGGAACAGGCAACAGGGGTTGGAGTTGTTCAATGTTTCAAAGCAGATTGGAAGGTACTGCTTATGCCCCTCTTCATCGGCTTCGAGATAATTCAGTGTGTCGCCCTCTCCCCATGTTTCCTCGCCTATGGTCTTGTCCTGCCCGAATATCGGATAACTATCGCTCTTCTCATTGTTGGTGTTGTACTGCCCGTAATAGGTCAAATCATCATCCACAGATTTCGCAACAAAGAGGTCGCACGGCATACCGTCTATAGCCGAGCGGATGTCGTCCGTAATTCCGTGATCTTGTGCATACCTCTGTGCAGGAGTAAGAAGCCCCATTTCCTTTAGTCCGTCATGTATGAATTTAGCACCACCAGTGTTGGTAGTCATGGACGAATCGGAGAAATCGCACTTCGGGCACGCCAGTTTCGCACCGATAGAATTTTTACGCAGTTTGAAAAGATTCTTTTTACCTTCAGTGGTTATAGGATTGCTTTGGTTACCGTTTCCATCTATCTCACCATAGCTCAAACTTACAGTCTCACCCGGTGCTGTTTTCTGGAAGTAGAAACGAAGATTCTTCCTCGCATAGTTCACGGATGACGTTCCCTGTATTCTTGCATAAGCATTCTTCAGGATAAAATCCAAATTTCTATCCTCACCATTATAGAAACGAATTTCTCTCACCAATTTATTCGCTTTCTTATTATTTAACTGCGCCAACGCATCCATAACATTAAGCGTATCGCTTTCGCTCGGTACCTCGCTTCCTACGCTACCTGTACCTATAAGCATCAGTATCGAATTCTTGCGTTTCGCCATCATTCCCATAAGTTTATCCATGCTCACGGTATCACCCTCACTTAACACCCTATTATCCTCGTCAAGCGAACGTACCCCTTGTTCGTTCTCCGTATCCTCCAAGTGGTTGCGGTCTACTATGTAGTTATTCAAGACTTCATCCGAAGCCAAAGCCTTATCATAGATGCGGATACTCTTGATAAAAAGGTCTGCACCGTCCGATTTGAAACGTAATTGTTCCGTTATGTCGAAATTCACCTTATCCAACCATTTCGATGCAGCACTTTCCTCACCATTCACATAAAAACCTATCAATCCTCTCTGTTCGTTAGCCTCTATATCCGGATAAAACACGTAAGTTATCTTTATATTCGTACCCGGCTCGAATTTTGTACCTACACTATCTTCGTAACGGATTATCTCACCGCTATCCATTGCTTCGGTTACCACACCTGTAAGGAACTTGGCTTCTTCCGGTGTTACTACAAGACCGTAACGGTTTCCATTATTCAATTTGCCAAGACAGGTTATCAACTCCGCTTTCGTATCTGTTACGTTAGCAGTGCTGTATTCGATTTCAATCGTCATTCCAACTTCACGGATAGAGTAGCCTATAGGTTTATCAGCTTCGTTGAACGGATGATAACCGCCATCGGCCGTAAGTGTCATGGATGCACCGTTACTTAAAAGAAGCCTATCCTTATACCATCCACTTCCTGCACCATTATTATTTACACTCCAAAGCACTTCCTCAAATTCCATATACTTGCTGCCACTCGTCCACGAAGCTGCATTATTTTCCGTATTACTTCTTCCGAAAGCATCAAACGCGCATACTGCATCGGGCGACAGAATAGCTTCTATATCCGGGTGGGATGAAGTGTTTACATCCAGTATTGCCTGTGCAGTTCCACAAGATAGTATATAACTTTGAGGCTCAACATTTACATTTGTCTTTCCATAGCTTCCTATCCCTCCCCTCGGCAACCTATCCTCTTTAACAAGCGTTTTTCCGCTTTCTATCCTCACCGTAGCGGTATTCGATTTTTGGTCATACGCTGCATAAGTAAAGTCCCATGCCGTAAACTGTTCAGCGTTCAATATCGGTTTTTTCCACTCCTTTTGAAAGCCTGTCGCCTTATGGACAAACATTGTTCCAACATATTCTTTCACCGTATCCCCAGCTTTCAGTAGCGTAATGTAATACACCTCACTCATTACACCGGAATTTTCATGCAATGCGTATGCTTCTACTACGTTTACCCCCTCTACCATATCGGATAAAGGAACGGTTATATTCTTTGATTGAATACCGGAACCCGAAGAAAGACCGAGCGTATAAGGTGCTCCTCCGTTCAAGCGATAATGGATATTCTTCTCACCGGTAGTACCCTTAACCGTGAAAGGAATATTCACATCATTTTTATATCCCCCGTCAGCCAGTCCGTTACCTACCGAATAAGTGGTGCTTAATTCCATAGCCACCATCGTTACCCTTGCCGCCGATGTTTTCATAAGGCTTTCTCCGTTATAGGTAGCCTGCGCTTCTACCTGTACTGTATAGGCAGTTGCATCTTTCAGATAAGGAGAAGCGTCAAAAGTATAAGTCTGTCCGGCTACCACTCCCACAAATTCCGCTTTCTGAAATTCAGAAAGCACAGTAGAACCTCTCTTTATAATCACTCTTGCCTTTAGATCAGAGTAACCATCTACATCACTTCCTCCGGCAGTAGCAACACCCACCGAGTATTTCACTGTAAATCCACTTCCTAAAGCAAGATATTGTGATGGTGGAAGAATGGAGCCGGATGTATCGGTAAGGTCAATGCTTACCACCACCTTATCATCATCCGTATATTTCGAAAAACGCACCTCTTTGGTTTCCTCACCGCCTTCCTTGGCTTTTTGCGTCACGGTCATTACATACTGCGTGCCATCCTCACTATCTGTCACGTCGATATCCGTTACCGTTCCCACCATTGCATCGAACACCGTTCCGGATGTAGGAGGTTTCGTCTCTCCGCTCACCAGTTCCTCGGTAGGGGTACGGTTTGACAGTTCCTTCTTTAGAAACGCTTCGATGTCATCGCCTGCATAGGCATGATATGTACCGTCAGGTTGTTTTTGGTTCCATGGTGTTTCAAGATTCATCGGATGCTCAGAAGCATCAATAATGCCGCTTATTTTTCTTTTTGCCATAATATTATCTCTTTTATATTATCAAAATTATTCGTTAATTGTTGCTACCGTTCCATGCGTCCGCTCCGTTCCACGGCTCATCACCTTTCCAATAACCAATCCCAAAGCAACTGCTTATGGCAGACCATACTAGCCTTGCCCCAACATAAACAGCCGATAGAGCACGTTTTCCCACATATACAGCCGTTATTTCCTTTCCATGTATGCTTATCATATTTAATCCTCCTCGTAGATAAGGTACAATATATTATCATCCTTTTCAGGTAATGCCTCAAAATCATCCTCACTTATAGGCTCATGACGATATGCCAATACCTTTAGATCGCCAGCATCAAGCACATACAAAGAAGTGCCTTGCATATACAGCTTATCCGCAAGCGGTATGCCGTTCTTTTGGAACATAGCAGATGACGGTATGCCATCGGATTCCCAATCACCATGCAGTGAACCTTCTACTCTGTAGGCAAACCTTTTCGCATTCCTTACCCACACGATTTCCCCACCCGGCACGGTACTTTTATCCGGCTTAATCTCTCCTTCCTCAATAATACCGGAGAAACGAGCCGTAGCCCCCTGTAAGGATGCTATCGTGGTATTCTCCACTAATTCTACAGCATCTTCAGCCTTGGCTGCTGCATCGTTTGCGTCTTTGGCAGCATCAATAGCATCTTGCGTCTTGTCTTCCAATCCGGCAATGGATTCTTCCGCTTCTTTCGCTGCTGCATTCGCACGGGTAGCCGCATCATTCGCGACCTTACTTATCAGTTCAAAAGGAACATTCACCAGTTTATCCCCTTTCTGGCCGGGAAGTGATTTCACTCCGGTAAGGGAGGTTATAGTCTCCATATCCTCCACACCGGTAGAAGATTGGAGTACACGGTCCAATACCTCCTGAACAATCTGTTCGATATTTATTCCTTCTGCCATAAGCCTATCTTTCTATTAGTTTTACAACTTGCGAATAGCAACCAGGAGTAAGACCGGAAACTGCTTCTTTTATTAGTACAGCATCTTCCGCCGTTATATCAATTTCCCCTTCTGCATCCATTATCTGCATACACAAGCGATACGCCCGTAACTTTTTATCAGTATCTGTCTGCTGGTTACCACTCGGACGAATGCTCGTCCCATTAAATAGGCATTGCGCTACAATATGACCAACAATTTGCGGCTCATTATTTATCCGCAACGGCTGGCCGTCAAAATCCTTGAAATAGTCATTAAGATTCACTTTCATATCCTTAAACTTTTAAATATATGTCATCTTTACAACAATACCATTAACAACCTCAAGGGTATATTTATAAGTTGCAAAATCACTCTTTACAATCCACTGGAAGGTACCAGAAACACCCTTCCGGTAACTGTAGGTTCCATCGCTGGCCAGACTCCATCCCGTACCGTAATTATTCGACAGGATATCGTTACAATACACCGACCCGTTCACATGTACACCACCATCAAAATAGCCAGCATAAGTATTGGCACTGATAGGATAGCTCTGTCCAGAAGACTTGCTGGAAGCATAAATGGCAGCCCCGCCCAAATTGGAACCGACAGACTTCACTCCGAACCGTCCTTGGGTAGCTGCGTTGAAAGCCACATCCACGATACCTTCCATATCAGACTGCGACACACCGAGTTTTAGGCTACGCGAGTCATTACCGAAATAGTCACCGGCTTTCCAATATAACCGCCCCGAATCAAGTGTAAAACCACCTATTTTACCCTCATAAGCATATACAGTTCCATAAATCTTAGCATTATTAGTTTCAATGCTTCCGTCTTTCAATATCTTAAAGTTTCCGTTAGCTGTAACAAGCCCCTCCAACTGTATATTGTCAGCCTTTAACTTGATACCTTCAGTACTGGCACCGATGAATGATTTAAGATTTCCGTCACTGTCAATAGCAAACATTCCAGCCGTATCACTCTTCGTAATCAATCCCGCTCCAGAAACAAGATTCCCTTTTCCATCAAAAAGGCCGGAAGCCAACAAGTTCATATCAGCCTTGGTCACTATTTGGGAAGATTCAAGAATGTTACCATCCTTGTCAAAATTACCGGCTGCTATTTTCACCAGAAGATCACTTTGTTCAAACAGTGTCCGATATTTGTAGGTAAGTGCATCCACTTTATTTGTGGAGAATACCAGCAAAGAAATATAAATGACACCTGTAAAAGAAAGCTTGAAATCCCCTGTACCATTCCACAATCCATCAAGCGTAAACATCCTCTCGGTATTAGATACTGGAAGTTCTTCCTCATATCCGAACATGGCAAAATCTTCAAATCCGGTTTTATCAGCATTAACAAACTCAATCTTCAAACTACCTGCTTTGACTACACGATATGTAAAAGACAAATACACAACCCCTGGTACTTTCAGCCCCTCACTATTGGTTTGCTTATATTCCGGCGCTAAGCGAAAATCTTCCAACCGTTGCATAATGTAGCTGTTTCGGATATATGCGTATGGTATCTTTCCGTCTGTGCGTATTTCAGCATGACCGCCCGGTTTTGTCGACAAAGGACCATTATTCGCCCATATCCACTTTCCACCCAATGTCAGCAAAGTTGCATTCTTCCCTGTTGTCCATTTCTCCATACCGTTAGCGAAAGAAGTGTTATCAAAATAACTCTGCTCCTCACGTATTTCTTGGCGCAAGCCTTCTACCGCTGAATGTATTTTTCCCTCTGTAATCTCAAAGCGTGTCAATATATCTTCACCGGTCATTAAGACAAATGTACCTTTCAAATATACGTTATCGCCATAAAGCCCATTTCCTTTAGGTTGTTTGTCAGCGGGAAAAGAACTATCTTTAATACCATCCAAATTACCGAAACGACAGCGCAAACACCCGTTGAAGTTCTTGGCTTTTACTCCGTCCAAAATATCGATACGAGGCTGTCCGTCTTCTGTAGCCGATATACTGATAAGATTCTGACGTAACTTATTCTCTGTATTACCCATCAATACACACTCATCGCCTACAGTTGGGGCTACACCACCAAATTCGGAAACAGGTACTGTAACGCCGTTTACATCGGCCGAAGTAATTTCCACCCAATAAGCCTTGCGAGACGCACCACTAGTAACAGCGCAACGCATCAAGTCATGGACCATAAAATCACATTCCTGCTCAAAAAGGATGCGGTAGTTATTACCTTGGCGAATAACATCCTTTATTTTTCCGTTAGCTGCAGAAACGATAAACTGACCGCCTATGCTACGCACTTTCTGTATTAGCAGTTCAAGGGCTACCAATGATTGCCGGATAGTAGCTTTATCTATAGTGAGATGACTTAATCCGGTAAGCTGGTCTATCCATATCTGCCAGCCTTCACCAATCAATCCATCTACAAACTTGGTACTGCGAAGCAGCTCCCGAATAACAGCAGTCAGAAATTCAGCATTCCCTAAATCATCAATATTGGCTCCTGATTTACCTTGAACAAAATCTCCAAGTTTAATGCCTTTTAAAAATGTTATTAACCCCGCTGCTGTATCGTTTAACTTTTTGCTTACTGCATTTTCCGCTATTTCCTTCAATGTGCGAAGCGATGAGAGTACATTCTTATCTGTAAAAGGTCTTTCATCATACTTTTCCAGAACCGTAACACTACCATTTCCACCACCGCCGTTTATAGTGGCCTGCATAGAACTTATCTGCCCTTCTATCTTATCTTCCCATTTCTCTGTCAGATAGTTTGATACGACACACGATAGTTTTCCGGTTTTCAGATTCTTTTCTGTGGAAACAATACGAATGATTCTACTGATATTACGAGACGGTATGCTTACAGTTATCAAATCCCCACACTCTAAGCCACCTTTTTCCCTCATATAACGATAATCCACATCAAGAGTAAACTTTACCCTTTTTTGCGAATTAAAAGCAAGCCAATCCGTAGCTTTCTCACGCAACTTTGATATTGCAGCTTGCTTGTATGCCTCTCCAAGACGAATACCGGTAAAATTAAACTCCTCACCACCTCTCAAATGTTTGGCCGTTGATGGGATAAGAGGTCTGCTTTGGGTTTCCGGATCAATGGGAGCCAATTCATCTTCTTGGTAGATTAGGGTTATTTTCTTATTAGAATTATCCCACTTAAATTCAAAGGATTTTCCCATTAAATCTCCTGTGAGATAATTAATACGCGCATCATCGCCAATAGCCAATTCGTCAATATTAAAATCAATATCACGGCATATAAACTCACGATAATTCTCCCCCGTAGGATTCTCAACAAAACCAGTAAAAGAGGGATGAATATCATCAAAGACAATTTTTTTCTCAACTGCCCGATTGGTTTCTGAAAAGTTTTCCAAATACTTTTCGGGCAACATCAAACGTCCTTCTTCATCGCCTTCCCCTGGAGCCATATTCTTTGTTCCACCAACTGGATATACACGGGTAGTAACATCACCACTATCAACGTTGCTTTGCTCTACCTCATACAATCCGCCACCTTGCCCTTGTGTAAATGTCAGATTTCTTTCATTTTCAATGCGTGATACATAATTTATCGTATGGTCATGTACATAATACTCATAGCCATACGCCGAAGCCAACTCTGATAATAAACTACGGCAATCTATCCCGTCAAAAGATAATGTCATATATTCTGTATCAGGAATATTGCCAAGCTGCCACCCCGTATCTACCCCTAAAGGATTGTCATTTGTCTTGTTGACATTCCATATCAACAACTCCAACCAATCTCTCAATTTTCCCGTAAGAGTAACGCGGACGCTTTTGGTTATCTTATTGGTGAGAATCTTATCTATTAAAGTATATTCCGGTGCTTCAAATAGGTATGTTGTAGTATGATTAACAGAACTTTTATCGGCAAATTCAGATGCACGATTAATTTTATATTTTATTCCGCCAACCCTTATAAAATCCCCCTCTTGAATATCAGGAATGGTATCAGTTACCACAGTTACCGATACTTCATTCTTACTCATTATGCCATTAGCCAATATAGCATCATCAGATGCAATACTGGCTACCTTGGTATCAATTCCAGAAACTACACGATATACCTCTAAGATGTCAATCATTGCTGCATTACTCTACATTTTAAATCGAATTCCAATACATGCTTAGTCCGCACTGTAACGGTTATTCCATCTTTAAAATATATTCTCATGCGCTCATTATCTTTCAGAGTCAAATTTCTAAGACCGGGACTAATACACAAAGCTGAAAACCTGCTCATGCTTAAGTATAACCTTTCCAAGCTGCTCCCCAGCATAGTACACTTTAATGTCAATGTGGTAGGCTCACGATATTTATTTTGCATATATGGCAAAGTCGTACCTATCTCTATCCGCTTTCCAATAGCCTCAACACCAGAACGAGAAGATACATAAATTCCAAAATCAGCACTTAAAGAATAGCCATCCATTACGTAGTTATTCCCACCTGACGGATTAATGTCTATTTCTGCCGGAATATAGCTTTGTTGCCAAAATTTTACTTGCACAATAGCCATATTCAAAGTAACATATTCTTCTACAGAAATCTCATCCTTACAGATAACATTAAAGCTACCAAATCCGGTCAATAAACGCCTGCATGAAATACAAGCCTTCTTTAGCTTATCTAATTGGGATTTTACATTTTCAGAGCGAACCACCAAAGATAGAAGTAAAGTCCGGCCATCCAGTTCAATATCTTCAGCATCAACAAACGGTTCAATACCGGTTCCCCAATTATATTCCGTTGTTCCTTTACGCTTAGGAAGGTCAAATACTCCTGATATGGCAATACAATCTTTTGTCTGACCTACATAGGGAAAAGCATCGTAAGAAGATATATCTATATCGTCAAGTTTATAACTCATAAGTGGCTCCTTTCCGAACTATTAAATCAGCTCCCGTACAAGTTGCATTGCCATATAGATAAACCGTAACATGAGCACCACTACATTCATCTACGATTATATCTGCATTATCCAAAGCATCTATAATCAAGCGTGCCCCATTGGAAGCCCGAAGATTCAGCTTTGTACTATCAGCAGCCCATATTCGGCACATCATGCGTTCTGTTATTTCCACTACGGCATAACATTCCCCCACAAAGGCTACTTCCTTTTGATTTTTCACATTTACTGTTTCATCGGCATATAATCCTTGTCCGTGCATCATATCTCCAAAATTAGAGCGAATAAATGCACTCGATGGGGTATGTCTTGAAAGACAAAACTTAATATTATCAAAGAAACATCTAATCATCTCTGCCTTGGATTTTGTTTCAGCCAACTCTTGAAGCCCTTCATCGCAGGCTCCGGCAGCACCTGCCAATAATGCAATTCGTTCTTTCAGTTCCATACTATCCTCTCCCATTATAGTTTTTAGTGTTTTTTCTTATTTCATCAAGCTTTGTTTCCAATGATTTGATACCCGTTTTCAGTTCTTCAACAAGAGTTCCGGTATTATCTGCCGTTGCTTTTGTATTATTGTTTATTCCAATAATCTGCACATAAATATTAGCTATATTGGCAAGCTGCGTCCGGCATTCTATAAAATGCTCATGGCTCAAATTAAGCAAAGAACGTATATCTAAAGCAGACATATTCCATAGACCTACAAGCTGGGAAGCAGTCCCCTCAGTTACCGCAGCCTGCAACTCACCAGTAACGCCATTTTCTATTTCATCTTCAATATCATCGTTTATAAGTCCGAGACGTTCAAGTATAGCCTTATATCTTCCAAGACTATTCATTATCTCATCCTTCCCCTTTTGCCCTGCCGCAACAATTTGATCCATCTCCCAATTAGTAATTTCAACTCCTCCAGCCTTTAATGGATCAACAGCTTCTGCCATAGCCTGAAACATGTCTTCCATGGCATTTTGAATTACAAGAACATCGAACTGTTTAGCTATAACATTCTTCATCAAGTCATTTATCTTTTCTTGTATAGCTTCTTTGCCGTTATCAAGACCATTACATAATCCGTCGACAATACTCGAAGCCATATCATTGGAAAATGAATACAAATCAGTCGTTGATAATTCGTCTACAATCCCCTGCTTTAGTTCGTCTATCTTATCCCTATAATCCTCTATTTGGCTTTCCCAATCAGCAATCTTCCCGTCATCACGTTTTTTGGACCTTTTGCTTTGTTCGGCAGCTATCATACCCTCTGTTTCAATTATCTTTTGCTGCAAGTTATTTACCTGCTCTATCTGCTTGCTATATTTCTCACTGCCGATAGCTTTGGCTGTTTCACGTTCCAACTGCCGGTATTGCTTTTCCAAGTTTTTCACATTCTCTTGATGCTGTTTAATTTCCCGATTAGCCTTACGACTTCTTCGGTCAAAGACATCAAATGCAGAAGATATAAGCCCAACGGCACCTGAAATCATAGCAGCCGGATTCATGGAAGCAATACCACCGGCCAGTTCACCTGCCGACCCAACCATATTGGATATACTTCCAAGTAACTTTTGGGTTTCTTCATCCCCAGCCAATCCCATGTTCTTTAAACCGCCTATGACCGAATCAAAACATTCGTTCACCATTCCAAGCACTTCGGAAGTATCACCAAATATTTCTTTTAAGGATGCTTTCTTTTTAGTCTTATCAGCCTCTTTCTGATATTCTTTTATATGAGTAACCAAGCTGCGGAACGGGTTACGGGATTTGATTTCATTCTCCGCATCTTTCAGCTTCTCCAAGACTTTATCCAGATTAATAGGGTCCAGCTTCAAATCTTTAGCTTTCGACTTGATTATCTGAATAAGATTTTCTATTTCGGAAATGGTAAGGTTATCCAAATCACCGAACAATTTTACCCATTCATCTGACTGCATCAACATCTGTGCATTTAACTCGTTCAAGGCTTTTTCTTTGCCTTTGGTTAGTTTATCTACCAATTCCTCATTTCCTGCTGCTTGAGCAATCTTTTCATCCCATTCTTTGGTTATAGTGTATTCGCGGCTCTTATAATCATCAAGTTGAGCAATAAGGGCATCGTATTTTTCCTTGAGTATTTTTTCTTCATTCATCAGATTCTTAACTTGAGCTTCAGAATACATATTACTCAATAAGTCTCGCTGCTCTTGTGGTAACTGCTCTATGGATGTAGTTGTAGGCTTGAAAACTCCCTTTTCATTATTCTTCTTACCTTTATTCCTTTCCTCCCACTGTTTTTTTTCGATTTCTTGTTGAGCCTTTATCAAAGCTTCTCCATGTTCTTTTATCGCAAACAACTCTTTCTGAAAATCCAAACGGCGCTGAGCTTGATACTTTTCTTCCCCTTCTTCCATTGCATCGATTCTCATCTGTTGCAAATCCATTGAAAATTGTTCAAACAGTTTTCCCTGTTCTTTTTTTGCATTCTCAATATCGCCTTTATAATCTTTTTTATCCGGTTCTGTATTAACCACAGTTGTGCCGGTTGTAGTAGTAGTCGTAGTGGTCGTACCAGTATTGACAGAAGTCAGCCCTTTGATAAACGGAGCAAATCTCTTTTTTACTTGATAGATATTATATTCGGTCGAATAAACGCTTCTGATATATTCATCCAAAGCATCCACAACCTCATCACTTAACTGCCTATTGCCACTAGCAATGCCTTTCAACAGTTCTCTTTGTGTATCATACAAAACTTTCATGTTTCCCGTTCCGGCTCGTTGAGCTTCTGTCACCTTATCTACAATATTCTGAACTGTCAATTCTACCAATCCGCCGTTGTTTGAATATTGTGAAAGCCCCTTACGTAAATTCTCCAACTCATCAGCCTGCTTCTTTACTCCAGATGTAGCGATTTCATCGGTTGCTTGGTTTTGTATCTGTAAGGCGATCTTTTCTTTCAATGAAGCATTTATACGGTCATAAGCACTCTTAATTTCTTCTGCAGAGGATTTTTCAGTAAGCATATTACTAAGATAACTTCCATACTGTCCGTTTATCAGGTTTATCACTTTCCTTCTCTCTTCTGTCCCTTCCTTAGCGCGAGCCAATGCCGAAAATACATCATCCAATGCTCTTTTCTCTTTCAACTGTAATGCTATGCACTCGTTATAAGACTCATTTAATTTCCTATTTGCCTTCTCTGCTTCACTAACGTATGTTATATGCTTATATATGGCATATCCCAAAGCAGCTATAGCTGTTGCAATAAGCATATAAGGACTTTTGGCCATTATAGCATTCAATGCTTTTGTTTTCATGGCAAGTATTTCCTTTGCCTTGCTGACTATATTAAGCCAGTTTGCTTGAAGTTGCATCGATAGGGTCCACCCTTTAGCCAATCCTTGTTGATACAACTCTGCTTGCGCAGCGAGCAATACCGCAACACGATAGCTTCCCCACGCCGTAGCACCTACTACCAACAAATCTTGCAAGGTAGATAATGTGTTTACCAAATCCCCATTAGAAAACGCATTATTAAAACTTTCGGCGATACCGGCAACTTGCTTCATTATTTCCTCGCCCATTGGCCGGAGTGCCGCAGTTATATTATTACGAAGAAGTACCAACTGATTTTCAGTACTATCATTCATCTTTTTAAAAGCAGTTTCCGCAGCTCCAGCGGAATTTCCCAACTCCGCCAAATCCTTAGAAGCTCCCTTGGCATTCTTTCCGGTAAGAGCCAATGCAGCTTGCAATGCTTCATCAGTACCAAGCAACTCTTTCATCTTGGTTGCAGAACCATCAGCTTTATCGTAAATCAACTGTAATGCTTCTTGGAATGTACGGCCTTGGAAAGCTGCATCTCCGAGTTGGTTAGCTGTACCAAGTATAGCAGCACGTATCTTTGTCATGGCTTCCGATGTCGGTACACCTTGCTTGGTTATAGTAGCCACAGCAGCCAATACATCATCAAGGCTTATGCCAAATGAAGCGGCAATCGGTGCTGCTTGGGCTATGCTTGTGCCAAGTTCCCCAAACGTGGTCTTACCTAAACGGACTGTAGTAAATAGCTTATCGGACACGGATTTTGCTTTATCTGCCTGCATACCGTAAGCATTCAAGATAGTAGTAATGGCATCAGCAGCCGTTGCCGTTTCAGTCAGACCGCCGGTAGCCGCCTTAGCGGATACCTCTAAAATTTCCATACCATTTGCTCCATCATGACCGGCAGACACGATTTGATACAATGCTTTAGCCGCTTCATCACCGGCAATAGGAATATCACGAATCATATCCATAACACGATTCATATATTCTGTCAAGCTACCATCCACTTCTTTAGAAAGAGTAGCAACTTCAAGCATGGCTTTCTGAAAACGTTTTTCAAAATCGTATGATTCTTTGGCCGCACGAGCAAAGGCTATCCCTGCACTGATACCGATACCTCCGAACACATCAAACGATGTAATTTCATCAGCCATCGCCTTTATTATACCAATAGCTTCCCGACGACTTTTATAAAGTCCGGTATTATCTATGCCTGTAGCAAAATATAATGCACCATCTTTATTCTGAATACCCATAATTCATTTATTTTTAAAATAAACACATAGCGAAAAAGTAAATTTGGGCAGAGCGTAGCGAATTAGCTGATAGAGCGTTCGTTACGCTTTGTTTTTCTATG